CCACCGCATCCTCCGCCCGCCGCAGCGCCGCCACGATCTCCCGCTCCCCGCTCAGATCAATACGAATATTCGCCGGCTTCGCCATTTTCAGCGCCCTCAGTGTTTTCAGCGATTCAGCGATTCAAACCGCCACCACCCTAATCCAGATTAAACGCTGCCACACTCACGCTGCTCGTGCTCGACAGGTCAAGGTAGGTTTTGGTCGAATCACTGCCCGATCCCTGGTTATACACGTTGGTCGGAAACGGCCCCACCAGATACACCGCCCCGTCCGATACCGCCACTTCCAGGTCGCTTATCGCCAGGTCGTCAACCGTCCCCGGCGTGATAAACGTGGCAGTGATCGTGTCGCCGCTATCGTTTTTCACTTCAACAAATGTTTTTCCGTCATTTGTGAATTTGTGGCCGTTGCTGTCCCCGGCAATCCAGGACAACTCCACGCCCGATCGGCTGATCTCCGTCACCGTCAGCGTCCCCCGCGTCGCGGCCTGCGCCACCGGCATCAGCACCGGGTCACCCAACACCCCCAGCGCACCCGCCACCAACGCCAACCCCAACACCAGCCCGATCACCATCCTGCTCACTCGCATTGCCTTCATCTGTCACCTCCGTGATACTATATCCCCCCTCTCCTTTCAGGGGAGGGGGCTAGGGGGAGGGGTTTACCTCCCGACATATCAATTGCAGCTCCCGGCCCCGCATCCACGGCTGGATCACCTGCTCGATGTCATACACCAGGTCCCCAAACACAACCCGCATCGTCGCATCAATTCCGCTCATATAACGGATCCGGATTCGCGTCGTCCGCTCCGCAATCGTCTGGTCCAGCCCGCCGATCCACCGCTCACTCCCGGATACCGGCTCCACCGAGGCCCATACCGTGGCCACTTCCACCCACGTCACCACCTCGGCCCCGTATTCGTCCCGGCTGACCGACTTCTCCTGGATCTCAACCCGATTCCGCAGCTGTCCCGCTCTCATTCCTTACTCCTCCCTCTCCCAGAGGGAGAGGGCCGGGGTGAGGGCCATCACATCCACACCCGATTCGCCCACACCAGGCTGTCAATCGCCAGCGGCAGGCCCTGGATACTCACACCCTGGGCCACCATCACGCCCTCCCGGTTCTCATACCAGTGGCCCACCAGCAGCTTGATCGCTTGCTTGATCTTTTCCGGCACGTCGTCCGCATCCCCGTACCCGGCCTCATACGTGATCTGAATCGGCAGCGAGGTCCGCAGCGTCGCGCTCGGCCAGCTATACCCGTATCCCAGCACTACCCGGCCCGGCTCACTGTCCGCGTCCACCGCATACTCATCCGACGACCAGGTCGTGGCCGTCCCGTCCGAATCCGTGTACACCACCGATGTCACCGATTGCAGCGGCGCTCTCGGCAGCAGGATCTCGGATCCACCCGGCCACCTGTCCAGCGACAACCGCCAGGTCTGCGTGATCAGCGCCCGCCGCGTCACATCCTCATAATACTGCCGCGCCGCCGTGATCAGCCCCTCGATCAGCGTATCATCGTCGCTTGCGTCCACGCGCAGGTGGCTTTTTGCCTCTTCCAGTGTCACCGGTTCGCTTGCCGGATCCTCCGTCCTCACCAGCCTCAGCGCCTGCCTCGACTGCTCCACCATCCGTCATCTCCTGTAGGGGCTCAACCGCGTCGCTGCCTTGCTCCCTCTCCCTCAAGGGACCCGAAGGGGTTTCTTCACCACCCGAAGGGGTTTCTTCACCAGAGGGTTGGGGTGAGGGTGAATCCCGCAGCTCACGCTCCGGCCCAACCGCCCGCTCCACAACATCAGCCAGCGGCACAGCCGCGCCCGACTCACACAACGCCACACCAACCGCGTCCGCCACCACCGCCACCGTTCCCGGCTGCAGAACCGCATCAGGCCCTGCCGCCAGCTTCAACATCCGTACTCGCATCAGTCTACCCTGTAGAACATTCGCAGCGTGGCCGCTCCAGCGTCAGAGTTGCTATTCTGCCCGGTGTAGTAGCAAACCACCGTCACGTCCGATGCTCCTACATCGCCATCGCTCGCGATTGGCATATCTCCAGCGTCGCCCATGCGGTTGATACCAGCCGACTCACCGTCCAACCCGTCCACATAGTCGTCTGCATCATCAGCCGGAGATATCCCGCAGTTGATGGTGTCCGTCCCGCTGTCATTGAACTGGGTATCGACGATGAACTGCCAATCAACCAGGTTGACATCGGCCGGCAGAATGAACATGGTTTTGCTGGTCGAGTCGGTGTACGCCAGTGTATTCTCCGCCACATAGACCACTGACGCATTGGTCGCGTTTTCCGGGTAGATTTTATGCCCGGCCTCGGTTTGCAAATCAGCGTTGAAATTGATAACGCCGTCGGTGGTGTTGTCGATAGTCTCGTCATTGGCCAGCGTAACAACGCCGCCCAGGTCAACCCCTCCCGCTGTCACGATGTCGTTGTCCCAGCCGCTGCCCACGCTGATCGCCGTCTCCGTGTTCTGCGCGTCCGCCGTGATCCCATCAATCAAAATACCGTATACGCTGTTCGTGCCGCCCGTGCTGTTCCCGATTCCCAGGTCAATGTTGAGAGCTGACAAGGTATTCGTAGCATCCGACATCACCGGCGTGCTGTCCACGATCTCCACCAGGTGTGTGGTAGTTGTGGTTTCGATCGTGGCGGCCCCGAACTGTTTCCATACCTGAATATCCGCCCCGCCGATTTCCACGTCCACCTGGTCGTCCGTGCTCACCTGCAAACTGGTATCATTGTCCGCATCCAGGTCCAGCAGACCGCCCGCCAGGTCGATCCCACCCGAGAATACAGGCAGGTTGGCGAATGTCGCCGTTGTCCCCGACTGCACATCAATCGTGCTCCCGCTCTGGAATTCAAATTCACACCCGGATCCAGCCACCCGCAGCGCCCCGCCGCTCGCGTTATAACACGCGCTCGAATACGGCTCATCAGCCGCAGCCGGCACAGGGTCCATCCCCATGCTCACCAGCGCCCCCGCCAGCAGTATCCCCGCCAGCAGGACCGCCACAACAACCCTTCCGTTCACCTTCATCGTTCACCTCGTTTCTTCGTTCCCCTCCCCCTGACAGGGGGAGGGGTCAGGGGAGGGGGTCAACCCCCCAATCCCCAATCAAAAATCCAAAATCCAAAATCGACTACGCCTCAGCCGGGCTGGCCAGCACCACCTCATCATCCTGCACCGTGTCGCCCTGGCTCACCGGCTTCTTCCGAGGCCCGTATTTGATCGCAATCGCGGTACCGAACGCGATGTTAGCCGTGGCCGATGTGATCACACCCTGCACATACCGCTCTCGCGGCCGGAAAATGTCCACGATCAGTAGCGTGTTGTTCAGATCGTCATTAGCCGCGCTCGTGGCAGCGTGGGCCGCCCCGCTCAGGGCCGCCATCCCGCTGTCGCTGTTGGCCGTGTTCTGCTCGATCGTCAGCGTCGCCACACCCGTATCCACGGAATCTGTGATAGGCACGATAAAAATCACGCCCTCCCAGTTTTTCATGTCGATGATGTCTGTGTTCTCGTCCGTGCTGCTCCCGGCCGAAATCGGTTCGTGAACCTCCGCGATCTCCACACTCTTCAGCAAATTCTCCATCTCTCAAACCTCCATCTCTTTCTATCGGGGCGGCCCATCCGACCGCCCCGTATTATTTCCCTTGCGTCTCTGCGCCTTTGCGCCATTGCGTTCCGCTACTACGCCAACGTCACCCGCACAAACGCCTCACTCAACACAGGCATACCGTCGCTCTCCAGCCGCCCGATCAGCCCCACCTGGTTCGACTCTGCATACAGCTCCTGCAAAATCTGGAACTCCAGCGTCATCGCATCCGCGATCCAGTAATTGCTGAAATCGCCCAGCATTCCCACGTAAAGGCCGGTGGTGAACGTATTCGGCGCGTACTCGCTCATAAACGCCGGCATCCCCAAAATCCGGTCCGGCTCGCCAACCCGCACGCTCTCCCGCCAGATATACTGCCCTTCGCCGTCCTTCAGCTTCGCGATCATCTTCACCGCGTCCCGGTGGAACAGCCACCGCGCATTGGGCCAGTATTGCGGCTTCAGCGTGTACTTGACTTCGATCAGGTTGTTGAACGTGATCGCCGTGGTCGTGTTGTCCGTGCTCACGTCCTGACCGGTCGGGATTCCGTCATCGCTAGCCACGAACAACCCCAGCGGCTGGCCGGCTCCAGTTCCCGTCAAACAGGCCTGCTCAAACGTGACGCCAAATTTATAGGCCAACCGGTCCCGCACCAGGTTAGAGGCGCTCGGCACAGACCGCAGCAGCTTCCGGCTCACCTTGATCCGCTTGGCCAGCGGGTGCGGGTGCAATTCCCGCTTCCCGAACGCCATGCTGCTGTCCTCGGATCCGGTCGCCAGCTCGGTCGTCCAGTTGGCGTCAGCCGGGTCCGTGTCCAGGCTGGGCACGCCCAGGCTGTCCGCGTTCTGCACCTGGTACACAGTCGCCCACTGTCGGATATATGCCTGGTTGTCAACCGCCTGGATCAGCTGGTTTACAAACTGCTCCGGTGGCACCAGGTACCCGCCGCTCACGTCCAGGTCCTGCTGCAGCGCCCGGTATTCCTCCGGCTCGATCCCCCGAAAGTCCTGGGTGATCCAGGCCGGCAAAATCCGCTCAAACGCAGCCATCCGCCGCTCCGCCGCGCTCGGCTGCCCATCCTCCGCCGGACCGTCGCTCCGGGTATGCACCGGCTCCCCGGCGCTCGCTTCCATCTCCCGCTCCACCTCAGCCTGCCGCTCCATCCGCTGGATCCGGCTGTTCAGCGCCTCACTCTCATTCCACATCCGGTCATACTGCTCCTGCTCTTCAGCCGTCAGGTCCCGGTTCTCGGCCTCCGCCGCGTCCAATATCTCCCGCGCCTGCGCGATCAGTGCCGTGCGTCGTTCCATCAATTCACGATTCATCTCATCACCTCGCTGTCTCTACTCCCTCCCCCTCTCAGGGGGAGGGCTGGGGTGGGGGTCATCCCACCGTCTACTCCAACTCCGCCAAATCAAGCTTCATGTGCATCAGCGCCAGGCGCCCGCCCGCCCGCCGATCGCCGTCCTCAGTCTCCCCGCCGGTGGCCCCACCGTCCAGGGAATGTTCCTCTTCCTCAACTCCCTCTCCCCCCTGGGGA